GGGCGACTTCACCCGCGACCTGTGTGCCGAGAACCTCGATCCCCATCACCCCAAGAACGGAGCCACCATGCCCTTGCTCGATTCGGTGATCACGACCACGACGCCCTCGCCGCCCAAGATCCTCGTCTACGGCACCCCGGGCGTCGGCAAGACCACGTTCGCCGCCAGCGCGGGGGCGCTACTGCTCGACTGCGAGAACGGCGCCGGCGCGGTGCCCGGGCTCACGCGGACCCCGTTCCTCAAGAGCTGGCCCGAGGTGCAGGCCTGGCTCGCGGAAATCGAGGCGCAGCCACCCGAGGGGCTCGGGGCCGTGGCGATCGACACCCTCGACTGGCTCGTGCAGCGCATCGTCGAGTACGTCGTGATGGACCTGGACAAGAAGAGCAAGGGCGAGGTCACGAACACGCTCTCTTCGGCCCACGGCGGCTACTTCAAGGCCCGCGAGATCGTCAACAACATCGTCAGCCGCGACCTGCTCCCACTGCTCAACGCGATCACCGACCGGGGCATCGCCGTGATCCTGCTGGCGCACGCGGCCAACACCAAGATCACTACGCCCGAGGGGTACGACGTGCGGCTCGCCGCGCCCGACATCCCGCAGTGGATCGCCCCGACGTTCGTCGAGTGGGCCGACGCCGTGCTCTACGCCTCGCGCGAGACCACGGGCGAGCGCGTGCTCACGACCGAGGGCACCAGCAACGTCACCGCCAAGAACCGCTACGGCCTGCCGTCGAAAGTGGGCCTGTCGTGGAAGGACCTGTCGGACGCGATCCAGCAGGGGCTGGAGCGCCAGTCGGCCGGTCGCTGAACCCGATCCCCATCACCGCACCACCCATTCGCTCATAAGGAGTCCGCTCAATGGCAAGCCTGAACAACTTCGATGCCAACCAGGTCGATCCGTCCGTCGCTCTCGACCCGCTCCCCGCGGGCAAGTACATCGCGGTCGTCTCGGAGTCCGAGCTCAAGCCGACGAAGGCCGGCGGGGGCAAGTACCTGCAGCTCACGTTCCAGATCATCGAGGGCGAGCACAAGGGCCGCCTGGGGTGGGCCCGCCTCAACCTCGAGAACAAGAGCGAGATGACGGTCAAGATCGCCCGCGGCGAACTCTCCGCGGTCTGCCGTGCCGTCGGGGTGATGCAGCCGCGCGACTCGGTCGAACTGCACAACGTGCCGCTGGAAATCAATGTCGGGCTGAAGAAGCGCGACGACAACGGCGAGTTCACCAACGTCATCAAGGGCTACGCCAAGAAGGGCGGCAACGGCGCGGCGGGGACGGCCCCGCGTCCCGCCGCGGGCGCGGGCCCGGGGAGCACGCCGCCCTGGAAACGCTGACTCCATCCGGTCGGCTCCTCGAGCTCCCGTACCCGCCGAGTGTCAATCACATCTGGCGGCGCGTGGGCGCGAGAACCATCATCAGCCGCGAGGGCCGGCGCTACCGCAGGGACGTGTGCGCCGCCCTCGCGGCGATGCGAGTGGCGCGGATGAACGGGCGCTTGGCGGTGCGTGTCACGGTCTGCCCGCCCGATCATCGCCGGCGCGACATCGACAACGTGCAGAAGGCGCTGCTGGACGCGCTCGCCAAGGGCGGCGCGTACCGCGACGACTCGCAGATCGATCGGCTGGAAGTTGAACGCGGCCCGGTGACGCCGGGAGGCAAGGTGCTGGTGGAGATCACGGAGATCAATGCGTGATGCGGATTGCCACAGACCGGTTGAGATCAGCGAGCAGTGGCTATCCGCAGTCGCGCAGTGATCGCGTCTTCGTTGGGCAGTCCGCCCTCATACATTCGGCAGCCCATGCTCGGCGTCGTTGGAACAGGAAGCCCAAACAGGTCTCGTCCGTTCGCCAGCGCCGTCGGCGTTGGGTATCCGCGACGGACGTCATGCTCGGGCAGTGCTTCCTGATCGACGTACACAACTCGCGCGCCGTCCACACGAGTGGCCGCCATCTGCACGCGCCGGAGAAACTCTGGGGTGTTCGGACAGTCACCGAAACCCAGAACCTCAACTTGAATCATGGCCGCTCCCGTCTCCAGTACGTCGGGCGTCGAACGGCACGCCGAAAGCGAGGCTGCCGCGAGCGTCAGGATCAATACGGTGACTCGCATCAGGTGATTGTAGAGAGCGGCGTTCACGAAGTGGGAGTCCCCTGATGGAGCTTCGTCCCTACCAATCCGATGCCATCGCCGCGGTGTACGAGCACCTGCGGGCACGCGATGACAACCCGTGCGTGGTGATCCCCACGGGCGGCGGTAAGACGCCGGTGATCGCCACCATGTGCCGCGACGCGGTGTCTCAATGGAGCGGCCGCGTAGTCATCCTGGCCCACGTCAAGGAACTCCTCGAGCAGGCCGCCGACAAGTTGCAGGTGATTGCGCCCGATGTGCCCATGGGCATTTACTCGGCAGGTCTTAAGCGCAAGGACCTCGGCTACGCCGTCACGATCGCCGGCATCCAGAGCATCTGGAAGAAGGCGTGCGACCTGGGCCCGGTGGACCTGATCATCGTAGACGAGGCGCACATGGTCCCCGCCGAGGACGACGGGATGTACCGCCAGTTCATCGCCGACGCCAAGGTCGTCAATCCTCACGTCCGCATCATCGGGCTAACGGCCACGCCCTACCGGCTCAAGTCCGGCCCGATCTGCGCCGCCGAGAACATTCTCAACCACATTTGCTTCGAGGTCGGGGTCCGCGAGCTGATCGTGCAGGGTTTCCTGTCGCCCCTGAGGACGAAGGCGGGACTCCAGAAAATCTCCACCGACGACCTGCACGTCCGCGCCGGAGAGTTCGTCGCCAGCGAGGTCGAGGACCTCATGGACAAGGACGGCCTGGTCGAGGGCGCCTGCGCCGAACTCGTTGAGCACACGAAGGACCGCAACGCCACGCTGATGTTCGCGTCGGGCATCCGGCATGGACAGCACATCGTCGAGGTGCTGAGGTCCAAGCACGGAGTTGAGTGCGGGTTCGTCTCGGGCGAGACGCCCTCGGGAGTGCGCAGCGCGATCCTCGATCGTTTCCGCGCTGGGGCGCTCAAGTACCTGTGCAACATGAACGTGCTCACCACGGGGTTTGACGCCCCGCACATCGACTGCGTCGCGCTGGTGCGGCCGACGATGTCGCCCGGGCTGTACTACCAGATGGTGGGCCGGGGTTTCCGCCTGCACCCGGGTAAGGCCGACTGCCTCGTGCTCGACTTCGGCGGCAATGTCCTGCGGCACGGGCCCGTGGACGCCGTGCGGGTGGAGACGTTCGACCGCGGGGAGGGCGAGGCGCCGGCGAAGGAATGTCCGCAATGCCAGGCGTTGATCGCCGCCGGGTACCAGACCTGCCCGCAGTGCGGGCACCAGTTCCCGGAGCCGAGCAAGCAGAAGCACGAGGCGCAGGCCAGCACCGAGGGCATCCTCTCCGGACAGGCCACCCGCGAGGAGCACCACGTCAGCGAGACGACGTACCACGTCCACATGAAGCGGAGCGACCCATCGGCGCCGCTGACGATGCGGGTGGAGTACCGCGTCGGATTCAATCGCTACTTCCGCGAGTGGGTCTGCTTCGACCACACCGGCTACGCGCGCACCAAGGCCGAGGCGTGGTGGCGGACCCGCTCGGTCGAACCCGTCCCAGGCGGCACCGAGGAAGCCGTCGAGATGGCCAAGGCGGGCGCCCTCGCGCCCACCGTCCACATCACGGTTGAGAAGAAGGCCGGCGACCAGTTCGAGCGCGTCGTTGCGCACCGGCTCGGCGACAAGCCGTCGCGGCTGGATAGCGAGGAAGGGCTGCCCGAGGTGCCTGCCGAGCCGGTGGGCATGACGTACGGCATCCCGGATGAGGAGATCCCGTTCTGAGCGCCACCGCCGAACTCCAACTCGGTCCCGCGGCTACGGCGTACCTGAGCGCCGGGCTGTGCGTGCTTCCCGCTCTGCGTCGGGGCGACGAAAAGCGTGTCGCGCTGCCGCGCTGGTCGGGATTCCAGAAACGCCTCCCCACCCCCGCCGAACTGGCCGCGTGGATTGAGATTGGTCCGGACGCGATCTGCATCGTGTGCGGTTCGGTGTCGGGCAACCTGGAGATGATCGACTTCGACAACGGGGGCGAGGCGTTCAACGCCTGGCGCGCCGCGGTCGAGGAGATCGAGCCGGGCCTGACTGACCGCCTGTACGTCGAAACCACCCCGTCCGGGGGTCGCCACGTGGTGTACCGGTGCGAAGCGGCGGTGTGCGGCAACACCAAGCTGGCCCAGCGTCGAGTGGATGTCGAAGGGAGCGCGCCGATCCAGATCGCGGGCAAGACGCTCACGCCGCGCCAGGATGCCGGCGGCGGATGGTTCGTGGTCGTGACCCTCATCGAGACCCGCGGCGAGGGCGGCATGTTTCTGTGCGCGCCGTCGCTTGACTACGAAACGATCGCCGGCAACCTAGCAAGCGCGCCCGTCGTCACAGCTGAGGAGCGCGAAGTTCTGCTCGGGTGCGCCTGGCGGCTCGGCGATGCCGCGCCCGCCGTTGTCGGCGAGCAGCCCGCGCCCTGCGGCCCGCAGGTCCGTCCGGGCGACGACTTCAACGCTCGGGGCGACGCCCGGGAGATCCTGC